TTAGTTGATAGATTCAACAAGGTTTATACAACATCTACAGCGTATGGTGTTAACTTAAACTTAGCACAGAACTATCAATCTGCAAGGGTACAAATTTACGCAGACTATGATGCTATGGATACCGATGCTATTTGTTGTTCAGCATTGGATATTGTAGCAGATGAATGTACACTTAAAAATGAACAAGGTGAAGTTTTACAAATTAGATCTTCTGACGAAAACATTCAGAAGCTCCTCTACAACTTATTTTATTCTGTACTTAATATTGAATTTAATCTTTGGTCTTGGGTTCGTAACATGGCTAAATATGGCGACTTCTACCTCAAACTAGAGATTGCAGAAAACTATGGTGTTTACAACGTAATTCCATTCTCTGCTTATAATATTATCAGAGAAGAAGGGTTCAACCCTGAAAATCCACAAGAGGTAAGATTTAAGTATGATCCTAATGCTACATTAGCATCTTCTACAGGATATAGTTCACAGAAGAATAATGACACCGGTATTTGGTTTGATAACTTTGAAATGGCGCACTTTAGATTGACCGGCGATGTTAACTATCTTCCTTATGGTAGATCTTATTTAGAGCCTGCTCGTAAGTTATTCAAGCAGTATGTATTGATCGAAGATGCAATGTTGATCCATCGTATTGTACGTGCCCCAGAGCGTAGGATATTCTATGTTAACGTAGGAGCTATCCCTCCAGGTGAAGTAGATAACTATATGCAAAGGATGATTCAGAAGATGAAGAAGACTCCTTTGATTGATCCTAATACTGGTAACTATAACTTAAAATATAACCAACAAAACCTCTTAGAAGACTTCTTTATTCCTATGAGAGGTAATGATCAGTCCACTAGAATTGATACCGCAAAAGGTCTTGATTATAATGGTATTGAAGACGTACAATATTTTAGAGAGAAACTTTTTGCAGCTCTAAAGATACCTAAAGCTTTCATGGGATATGAGAAAGACTTGACAGGTAAAGCTACACTTGCCGCAGAAGATATTCGTTTTGCTAGAACAATCGAAAGACTACAAAGGATCATCATAAGTGAATTAACTAAAATAGCTTTAGTACATTTATATGCCAATGGATACACGAACGAATCAGCCGCAAATTTTACGCTATCTCTTACTAACCCTTCTATTATCTACGACCAAGAAAGAGTAGCATTATTTAAGGAGAAAATTGACTTGGCTAAACAAGCAATGGAAGGCGCATTATTGCCTAGAGACTTTATCTATGATAAGATATTCCACTTCTCAGAAGATCAATATGCTGAGCTTGAAGATATGATCATTGAAGATAAGAAGAGGGAGTTTAGATATGCACAGATACAAGAAGAAGGAAATGATCCAGCAGAATCAGGCCAAGCATATGGCACACCTCACCAGATAGCAAGTCTATATGGAGGTAAAGAAGATTCTATCTTGAATGTTCCTTATGGTTATGATGAGAAGAAACCAGGTCGTCCTAAGTCAGTAACATCTATTATTGGTACAGACAATTCTAGGTTTGGTCGTGACCCACTTGGTCAAGCTGCATATAGTAAAGATGCTGAGACTGGTGAGAATGATATGGATGTAAATTACAAAGGAGGTAGTCCTTTAGCACTAGAAAGTACTAGAGGCGAGTTCTTTAAAAACAAGACTATGTTGAGTAATATGGCTAAAAAGTTTGCTCCTAGAAAAACTAAGCTTTTCGAGGAATCAGATCTTTTAAGTGACGATAACATAATTAATGGTTTAGACTAAATATATAGATATTTATTACTAGCGGACTCGTAAAAACTATGGCAATAAAACATTCAAAATATCGTAACACCGGTATTTTATTCGAACTCTTAGTTAGGCAAACCAGCTCTGACCTTTTGAACAACCAAGATTCAAAGGCAGTTAAGATACTCAAGAAATACTTCTTGAATACTGAGCTTGGTAAGGAATATACATTGTATAGCACTTTTGCTTCTAGCCCTAAATTATCTGAAGCTAAAGCTGAGATACTAATTTCCACTATTATAGAGCAATACAAGAAGCTTGATACAGAAAAACTTAACAAATTAAAGTATAACTTGATCAAAGAGATCAAGAAGCACTACGATTTGGAGAATTTCTTTAAGGCTAAGATAGACAACTATAAGCCTTTTGCTTCTATTTATACTATTTTTGAGTCTCAAAACAGTAACACTTCTGATACCAAGCAATTGATCTTGAATAAAATCAATCTTCTTGAGCATTTGACTAAGCAAGACCTTTCTGATTCAAAGGCGCCTAAGTCTCTAGTAGAAGAATTTATGAAAGAGGACAAAGAGATTAGGCTTTTGGCACACAAGATACTTGTAGAGAAGTTCAATACAAAGTATCAAAATATGTCTGAGAAGCAGAAAGAAGTGATGAAAGAGTATATCACTAACATAACAGATACAAAGAATCTCAAGATATATCTAAATACTCAGTTAGATGTTATTAAGACTGAGTTATCTCAATTAAAAGAATCTACAAAAGATCAGGTTGTTAAAATTAAATTAGAAGAAGTATTGAAGTTTGTTACTCCTATTAAAGAGAATCAAACTATTAAAGATGAGACCATAACAGGAATCTTACAGTATTTTGATTTGATTGATGAGTTAAAAAACAACCAATAATGGATAAGTTCAACAATCAGTTTGCTACTCAGAAATTACGTCAAGAAATGTCTGTGACAGGTACTGGAGCTTCTTTTACTCCTGGAACTGGTGAACAAATGGCTACTAATAAAGCTTTTAAAAAGAAGCAGAAAAAAGAAGTAAAAGACGTTGAGCCAAAATATGCTGCAGGCAAAGCTAAAGTATATGCTAAAGAAAAATGGGGCTGGAAAGATGCTCCATCTGTACCTAACCGCCCATCTAAAGGTGGTTTTATCTACAAGCAATTGTTTGAAGAGCTCAGTAATTTTGTGAAAGAAATGGACAGTCCATATGAACCTGAGGAGCAAGACGACAATGAAGATAACTACGACTGGTATACTGATAGCTATTCCAATGATAATAATTATTGGACAAATAAAACAGTTAAGATAGTAAAAGGAACTTATGCTGGTAATACAGGAGAAGTAATAGGAGCTGGTAACGGCGAAGTTGATGTTGCTGTTGGTCCACAAAGAAAAGTTATAACTGTTAAGCAAGACGAAGTAAAAATTGTGGGTGGAGATAATGACGAACCTGTAAGTGATTATGGTAAGTATCGTCAAGATCCTGACTATTATGAAAAAGACTATCAAGAAAAAGGTACTAGTGACTATTTTCAAAGACGCGGTTTAGATGAAAGCTACTCTAAGTTCAAGAATGAAACTAAGACTAGAGGTAAAGCTGATCAATTCCACCAAGCTGTTCGTCAAGTAAGACAAAGAGTACAAGAGATTAATCGTTTATTTGAATACGTAAGCCGCCTTAAATCAGAATTATCTGAAGGCGAAGGCGGTCTTAAATATAAAGTACATACAGAAAAGGCCCTTGCTAAGATCAAGGAAATGGTTGCAGAACTAAATCAAAACATTAAAAAGTTTAAGTAGTCATGGCAAAAGCAAAAGGTGGTACATCAGTAAAGATCACTTTCGGTAAAAGAAAGTTAGGTAAGGCAAAAAAATCATTTAACAAACACGATCGTTCAGAAAAAAACTATCGTGGACAAGGAAGGTAAATATTTATTAGTATGACAACACGTGAATTATATCGTAAACATAAGGCCGGTGAAGTAGGCCGTGACAGGTTCCTCTATGAAGTTCGTAGAGACAAGAATCTTCCTTGGGTAACTAATATTACCTCTTATGATGATGCTGTAAAGATCCTCAAGAACAAGGGTATTATTAGTGAAGCCGATAGTTCAGGTGAAAGATTTGGAGGTCAATCTCAAGATAGAGGCGAAACCGGATCTACTATTCAATTTACCGTAACCCAAAATACTCCTGAGTACTTTGTTATTGATTATGTAATTACTCCTAATTCAAAATTCTCACCTAAAGGTGGTTCTAGAAATTTCCAAAGAACTGTAGAAAGAGGAACAACAAAGATCATGAAAGGTGATCAAAAAGATTCAATTAAAGTACAGGGTACTAGATTCTATATAGGTCCTAAATTTGCACAAAAAATTTATGGTACTACAGAATTAAACGAAGCTGACGCAAATATAGCTACTGATCCAGCGGTTGATCGTGTTAATCCTTATTTCTTAAAGAAAGGAGTACAAAAGATATTGTCAAAAGAAAAAGAACTTACTAACGATTCTTATAAGAACGCACTTAACAAGGCGGCTAAACAACTTCAGAAGAATCCTCATGCTTTTGATAAAGAAATGTTTGCTAATACAGAAGATGTAGACAAAGCAGATGCTAAGCTTGAGACTGAAGAAGTTAAGAAAGCTAATCACAAAGACAAAGATAATGAGATGAAGAAGGTTAAAGTGAAAGCTCTTAAAGAAGCTGCGCTTAAATCTCTTACTGATTCTCTTAAAAAAAAAGAGTCAATTAACGAAGACTCCCACTGGAAACATACTGTAGGTTCAGAAGTATATACTCCAGATGGAAAAGGAAAAGTAATTGAAATAGTAGGAGGAACTTTTACTGTTGAAATGGAAGATGGTTCACATAAAGACTTTCAGATCAATACAATAGATCACCACACTCAAAAAGCACAAGATAGCCAAGCTGATATAGAAAAAGCAGAAAGAAAAGCTGCTTGGGATAAGTGGGATAAAGAAGGACACAAGCCTTTTGCTGGTATGGTAGTAGATCCTGAGTACTTCAAGAAGCCTTTAGATTTATCTAAAATCAAGCAATACATGGAAATGTATAAGCATGACAAAGAGAAAATGCGTAAGTTAAAAGAGGCAATTAGATTAGTTAGGTCTAAAGCTTCTAAGAAAAATATCCCAGGTGCAGTATTTGGAAGTAGCGGAACTGCAACACAATACATTAATTCATTACCATTTGATGCCAAAGGTCAAGTAGAACTAGATCCAACCGTATATGAATAAGCAACTCTTAATAGAATATAGTGCTTTCCAACCGCTTCCTCAATCATTAACCGAGGCAAAACGTCTAGCTAATGGTAATATGGTAGTGTCTGGACTTGTTCAAGCTACCGATAAACCTAATGCTAATAGAAGGATTTATCCTTATCAAACTTTGTTTGAGCAAGTGCAAAAGTATATTGCTGGACCAATTGCTGAAAATAGAGCTTTAGGTGAGTTAGATCATCCTGAGTCTTCTATTATCAACCTTAAAAATGTTAGTCATAATATAGTTAGATTATATTGGGAAGGAAAAGATTTATATGGTGATGTTGAAATCCTACCTACTC